TTCATGTATCACAAAAATTGGGTGCAAAGATTGACTCGCAACTCGTTAAAGAAAAACTTGGTGAGATTGCGTATCATCAATGCAAAGTACCAACGCAGTATAAACAGATACAGGCTATGCCTTTATCGGAAACAACAGTATCAAGAAACAAAAAAGCTACCATTGATGAAGTAGCTGATTTCAGAATTTCTGCATAGTTCCAATGATGCCTATGTAGAATGTTAATTGTCACTTTAGTTCAGTCGACAATGTTGGGGGCGAAGTTGTTGAGATCTTCGCCCCTTTTTTACGTCTGCATTTTCCATCTGCATTTTCCATCTCCATTACTAAGTATACTATAGAGATATATAGGTACACAGAAGCATGCTGACGGAGTTGCTCTCGCACAACAGTTCCTACCTGTGTAAAAAAAAGAAAATAAAAGTTTGACTATAAGATTAAATGGGAGTAAGAAGGTAGATAGAAAGGAGAAATCAAAATGCCGAATAATGATGACTACTTATCAAGACAATTATCAGCAGTTAATAATGCTTTTGGTGTTCAAGCAGTTGACAATCAACCTGTTACTGAACAAAGCCATGTTGATAATATTAATTGGAAAGCTTTGTACAAAGTTTTAGAGTCTGAAGTTGAGAGCATAATACTAGACCCTAACGCACCACGTTACGTTAGTGAATGGGGTCAAGGTGTTATGGCTAAGCTTCGTGAAAAATTACCGAGATAACTATTTCCTATAGGATCGGCGAGGGGGCATATGCCCCCTTTTTTTATGTCTATCACCAGCAGCCAGGCAGCTTCGCAGCCAGTTCTTCCCAGGCAGCAGGTACTCACCTGAATACAGTCTTCTACAACATCTAGGTACTTAGATTGCCTCAATAACTAGATCTAGTGTTTCGATCGCCCCCACCACACCCAATTTGCCCCGTTGCGTGTCAAACTAAACTAAAGGCTAAGTTTTACACAAACAGAAAGTATGATATAACTTTTTTTATGAATTCAGAAAAAATCCCAACGGAATTATTAAAATACGAATTAAGGAAAATGCAACTAAAAGTGTCAGAGGAGTCCCGTTCCTCCTTCTTAACTTTTGTAAGAAAAGTTTGGCCAGAGTTTGTTGCAGGTTCACATCATAAAATTATTGCAAAAAAATTTGAAGACATTTCACGTGGAAAGATAAAACGATTAATTGTTAATATGCCACCAAGACATACAAAATCTGAGTTTGCTTCTAATTTATTTCCTGCGTGGATGTTAGGACAAAAACCTAAATTAAAAATTATACAAACTACACATACAGCAGAACTATCTTATAATTTTGGTAGAAAGGTTAGAAACTTATTTGATCAACAAGAATTTAAAGATGTTTTTCCAAACAGTGCTTTATCGCAAGATTCTAAAGCATCTGGTAGATTTAACACCAAAGTAGGTGGAGAATACTTTGCAGCAGGGGTCGGTGGTGCGATAACAGGGCGTGGTGCTGATTTATTAATTATTGATGACCCACATTCCGAGCAAGATGCCCTTAGTCAAACAGCCATGGACAACGCCTATGAATGGTACACATCTGGACCTAGACAGCGTCTACAACCTGGTGGTGCTATTGTTATAGTTATGACGCGTTGGTCGACAAAGGATCTTACAGGAAAGTTATTAAATGCACAAAGTAATGAAAATGCTGATCAATGGGAGGTTGTTGAGTTTCCAGCCGTTTTGAATGATAAACCACTATGGCCTGAGTTTTGGAATATAAGTGAATTAAATGGTGTAAAAGCCTCTTTGTCCGAACAAAAGTGGCAGGCACAATGGCAGCAACAACCAACATCTGAAGAAGGATCTATTATAAAACGTGAGTGGTGGAAAATGTGGCCAAAAGAAGACATCCCTCCTTTGATGCATATAATACAAAGTTATGATACCGCATTCAGTAAAAGAGAGACAGCAGACTTTAGTGCCATAACAACGTGGGGTGTATTTAGACCCGTGGAACACGGACCACCGCACATTATACTTTTAAAATCTAGAAAGGGTAGGTGGGACTTTCCTGAGCTGAAAGAAGTTGCATTAGAAGAATATAAATACTGGGAACCTGAAACTATCTTGATCGAAGCGAAAGCAACTGGTATGCCCTTAACACAGGAGCTACGTCAATTGGGAATTCCCGTAGTAACTTATACGCCTAGTAAGGGCAATGATAAGCATGTACGTGTCAACTCCGTAGCTCCCCTTTTTGAAGCGGGACAGGTATGGGCTCCTGATGAGCGTTGGGCAGAAGAAGTTATTGAAGAATGTGCCGCTTTCCCTTATGGTGAGCATGACGATTTAGTCGATTCAACAACACAAGCGTTGTTGCGATTTAGACAGGGTAATTTTATCAGTCTAGAGTCTGATTATGTGGATGAACCACGATACATTGAACCGAGAGAATATTACTAATGGTAGATATTAATGACATTTTAAATGATGATCCAATTATTGATATTGATCAAGAAGAAATATTTGGTGCAACACCACCTTTAACAGAAGAACAAAAAACAGATGCTTACGGCCCTAGTGGTCGAGATATTATTTCTAGAAATGTCGTTTCTGGTATGTCAAACATGTATGATTTCCTAGCTCCTAGTGAAGAACAGTTGGCTAGACTTCGAGCAATACAAGCAGAGAATCAAAAAATAGCAGATCAAACAGGAATGAAGCTAACTGAATTATATCGAATGTTTGGTTACGGAGATCCTCGAGGGGAAATATTAAAAGATATTGGGTTTACACGACCTACTCTTGGAATGAATTTAGTACAAGGAAGAGATTTTTTATTTGGGGCACAACAAAAAGGTTTTAAAAAATTAAAAGAAGGTGCTGATTATTTTGATCTTACAGGAGAAGAACAGTTTGGTATTGTACTATCACCGTTAGATTTATTGGATATAGGTGGTTTAAGTTTTGGTTTAAAAAAATTAGCACAGATGGGTTTAAAAAAACTTGGTCCTAAAGCAACATTAGCAGATGCCGCGCAAGATGCAGATATTATGAAGGGGTTATCGGACAGTGAAGCACAAGAAGTAATACAAAAACTAAAACCCGTTATAGACGGCGAACAAGAATTTTTATTACGAGCAGCTAAAGGACCAAAACAGAAAAAATCTGTTGCACCTACAGTAAAAGATTCAGAGGTTGTACCTGGTATAAAAATAAAAGATTTTGATGAATCATTATTACAAACAAAACCTTTAAAAGATACATCATTAAAAAGACAAGTTACAAAACCTGAATTACAAAAAACAAGAAAAGAAATATCTCAAAATCTTAAAAATTATTTTACGAAGAAAAAAGATTTTACAAAAAAAGATTTAGAACAAAATGTTGTTACAAATATTTTTGAAAAATCATTTAATAAAATTGGTTTACAAAGATCTAATTTAGAAAGAAACATAAGAGAAGATTATGTTAGATTGAATAAAACAATAAATCCTGAAACAAATAAACCATATATTGACGATCAACTTTTAAAAGAAATAACGGCTTATCAAAACAAACGAAGAACTTTGTCAGGTGCTATAGCAGACAGAATAAAGGCAGGAGATGAGGTAGCAACAACAAGAGCTTCAGAGGCAACAGAATTTTTAGGTAAAAAACAAGAAGGTATAGATACACCTATTCAAATGAACAAAATTGTTTTGTATGATGAACTAGCTAAAGCAATGCCTGATGACTTTAAAGCAGGAATTTCTACAACAAGAAAAAGAGAAATTGTAGATGAGTTAGTTGAAAAAAATCCAAAGTTAAAACAATATATAGGATTGCAGAGAAAAATAGATGAGGACACACTAGCTCCAGAGCCTACTGCAGTAACAGAGGCAAGAAGAAAAGAAGTTGAAGTAGAGTTAAGAAAAAATTATCCTAATGAGTTAATAGAAGGTGTTACAACTAAAAATAAAAAGAAAAAACCTGATTTCTTTTTAAGTGAAAAAAAAGATGTAGCCTCCATACAACAAAATCCTACATTTAAATTCTATGAGTTCTTGTCAAGAACAATGCCTGAGACAAGTATGCAACAACTTTTTAAAAATGTAAAAATAGGAGACCCTGCTGATTTAGCTAACCCTGGTCAACGATTATTTAATTCTTTTAAAAAACTAGAAGATATACGAAAAGTAGTAAGTCCTAAAATAAAACCTTTATTGGAAAGAGTATACGGAATAAAAAACCCATCCGTCCAAATAGCTCATACTTTTAAATCATCAAAACTAACACCACCAAAAGGTATAAGTAAAAAAGAACCTTTTTTAATGGATATAGATCCAGAAGAGTTTATTGCACAAGGTGTTAACCCTGACTTTTTGTATTTGGATATTTCTCCGTATAATATAGGCATTCAAAACTTTTTAGAAAGTTCTGCAACAAAAGCTTTACGAGCTGGAGATGCTGCTGAATTTGATAAGATAGATCAACTAATGACAAATGTAGGTATAAAAGGAATCGTTGATAATGTTCCTGTAGGAAAACAAAAAAAGCTATCAACTAAGTTAAGAGCTATTATTGATGAATTAGAAAAAAGGGGTGATCCTATTCCTGAATATGATCAAATTATGGAAGCAATAAAAATACTAGAAACTTCTGGTCCAGAAGGATATGCTTATGGTGGTATGGTAGAAGACGATTTAGATATTTTTCAAGAAACAAGTAATGACCTTCCTGAAGGATCATATGAGGTTGCAAATCTTATGTTACCTCTCTTTAAAGCTTTTGGTAAAGCACCTGTTAATGAGGTTGCACCAATACCAACACCAAAAGAAAAATTATCAAATCCAACAAAGAAACAAAAAGAAAGTTTGGAGAGAGAAAAAGAAATAAGATCTGAAGAAGATATTTTTGATCCAACCCCAGATGAAAGAGTAGAGATTGGTACAGATACACCTATTGAAGTTACACCATTAACAAATCAGCCAATGACGTCTGTCTTCTATTCAGACATAGAACGTGCAATGACAAACGCACCTGATCAGTTTGCAAATAAACAAGAGCTCCTTGATTTCTTAAACAAAAACAGAATTAAAAAATCCGAGGTCGACGATTATCGTATCAATGCTCTTTTACGATTATACGATGAGGGTATGCCAATACCTAAGGGTGATGTTCTTTCACAAGTTAGATCAGCGCCGATCAGCGGTATGCGAGTACACGCAACAGGTCAGGGGTCCGAGATGATCAATCCAAATGGCGCGAGTAGAACACGATATGAAGGATACGCTAAAGATGGTTTCATCGAAGGTAGTCAACGAGAAAGAATTTTATATTTAGATAGAAACAAATTACCTGGTGACTCAGGTGAATATCCAGACGCAATGTTTGGCGGTGAACAAATATTCCGTCATGAGTTTGGTATGCCTAATGAATCAGATACGTACGTGATCGGTTGGACGCGGCTCACGGACCGCTATGGTTTTGTGCCACCAAAGGTAGAAGGACCACAAACAAAAATAAATGTAAGTAAACTCACAAAAGAAAAAACAAAAAATGAACGAAGTTTGCAAGGTTTATATGCTGAAGCAAAAAGCAAGCTACAAAGATATGCGACTCAGAGAGGATTTAGTCAAGCAGAGATTAATGATATAATAATTGAGTTTGGGGGCGATACTCCTAAACTATCTATCATAGCAAGGTATGCTGATCAATTAGATGAGATAAGCCCAGGTTTAGTGAATCAAATGGATGAGCTCGTTGTTAAGAATAGAGAGCTACAAGAACAAATAACTAAAGGATCGGGCGTTGATCCGAGCGGCGTGGTTCGTGTGACGTTTGCCGATGAGATACAATCCGATTTATTACAAGCAGCAGCCATGCGTAAACAACAACTGACCGCGGCTCTTCGTAAGATACAAGAAGAAGGCAACTCAACAAATCTACAAGGGCTTAATAGATTAGCAGAAGCAACAATGGATTTTTATGAAAAGAATAAATCCGTGTTTAGACCACTAAAGAAAACGGATGCTGAGGTAAATGTATTGGCACAAAGAGTAGCAAAGATGGATGAAGAGGTAGATGAGATTGTTGGTAAGTATCTTGAAACAAGAGAAGTAACTGATGCGGATCTATCAAGACTATCAACTTTATTAAATGACAATCTAGATACAATGATGAAAGAACTTATTGATATAGATTCAAATGCCATAGACGGATTATTTCCTGATCTACCATTTAAGAATAGAGATGAGTGGGCAGATGCTTTAATTAAAAAGGACTTGTATGAACTAGCGTATAGAAAGTTTGTATTGAAAGATCCTGATGCTTCTTCGTATTATGCGGTGTCGCCATCTCAATACGTTATTGACAGATATAGTTTTCAAGGAAATGCTGCAACATCTGCAGCCGATAGAGCGGCTGATAAACAACGACGCTTTGATGTTTTTAAAAGAAGTGGTGAATTTAGAGGTTCACAATACAAAGGTATTGGTATGGACGAGTTTTATGGAGGGCCTAACTCTGTTTCAAATGTAATTGATAATTCAGGAACAGCGGCTACTAACCCTAATTTTGGAAAACCAAAACATTACACATCTACAATAGAGACAATATTAAAGAAACAAGCGCAGAGTAATAATTCAGAAATGATTACAATGCCTGTACAAGTAAAAAGTGGAAAAGGGTCAACACAATACCGTGTTACCGATCAAAATGGTAATATGGTAGCAACCTTAACCAATGAAGATCAGGCAAGACAACTGCTGGTATCAAATCCAAATTACAGAATTCAACCTATCGCCATACCTAACAAAAAAGACATGGAGCCAGTTTTTGCTATTAAAATTACTCCTGAAATGCTAGAACCATATAAGACACACAAAGCACAAGGTGGACTTGTCGAGCATATTGATATATTTGAGGTAGCATAATGGCCGTAGACAGAAGAATTACAGGAGAACCAACAGAAATTGAAACAGAATCTATTACGATAGAAACACCCGAAGATGAATTAAACGTAGAAAACATTGAAATGACAGAAGATGGAGGAGCGTTAATTAATCCAATTGATGAACAGATGGAGGTAGAATTTGATTCTAACTTAGCCGAATATATTGATGAAAAAGACTTGCAAAATATTTCATCTGATTTGATTGGTGAGTATAAAGAAGATAGTTCCTCTCGAGAAGAGTGGTATGATGCTTACGCAAAAGGATTAAAACTGCTTGGATTTAAATATGAAGATAGATCACAACCTTTTCAAGGAGCAAGCGGTGTAACGCATCCTTTATTATCAGAGACTGTTACACAGTTTCAAGCGCAAGCATATAAAGAATTATTACCTGCTAATGGCCCTGTAAGAACACAACTTATTGGCAAAGCAGATCCTCAAAAAGAACAACAAGCACAGCGCGTGCAGGACTTCATGAATTATCAAATCATGCATGTTATGGAAGATTTTGATCCTGACTTGGATCAAATGTTATTTTACTTACCTTTATCAGGCTCTAGTTTTAAAAAGGTATACTATGATTCTACAATGGGAAGAGCTGTATCAAAGTTTATCCCCAGTGAAGAATTAATTGTTCCTTACACAGCAACTGATTTAGCTACAGCGGAACGTGTTACACATGTTTTAAAAAGAACAGAAAATGATATTCGTAAACTACAAGTAACGGGTTTTTATCGTGATGTAGACTTAGAAGAATATAGCGATCCTGATACGAGCAATATTCAAACTGAAGTTAACAGAATGGACGGTGTAAAAGAAACTGGTAGTGGTTATAAAAATGATCAATATACTTTACTAGAAATACACTGTGATTTAGATTTACCGAGTTTCGAAGATCCCGATGGAATTAAACTTCCTTATATTGTTACTATTGATGAAGGCTCTGGCAATATTTTATCGGTGTACAGAAACTATGATGAAAAAGATTCTTTAAAAAAGAAAAAACAATATTTTGTTCATTACAAATTTTTACCTGGTTTAGGTTTTTATGGTTATGGGTTAATTCACATGCTTGGTGGTTTATCAAGAACAGCAACAGCAGCTCTTCGACAACTACTTGATGCAGGCACGTTAGCAAATTTACCAGCAGGATTTAAAGCAAGAGGATTACGTATAGCAGATGATGATTCTCCTATACAACCTGGTGAGTTTAGAGATGTAGATGCACCTAGTGGAGACTTACGAGCAGGACTTATGCCTTTACCTTACAAAGGGGCGGATCAAACTTTATTTCAATTACTAGGATTTGTTGTACAAGCAGGGCAACGTTTTGCTTCTATCGCTGATCAAAAAATTGGGGATAGTGTAGCAGCAAATGCACCTGTAGGAACAACAATGGCGTTGATCGAAAGAGGATCAAGAGTCATGAGTGCAATACATAAAAGATTACACTATGCACAAAAAACAGAATTTAATTTATTAGCAAAAGTATTTAAAGAATTTTTACCTCCTCAGTATCCATACACATTAAATGATAATGCTGTACCAAGTATTAAAACATCTGATTTCGATGAACGTGTTGACATCATGCCAGTGTCTGATCCGAACATATTTTCTATGTCTCAACGTGTAACGTTGGCACAAACACAATTACAAATGGCACAATCAGATCCTAAGTCTCATAACCTATATGAAGCATATAAAAGAATGTATCAATCACTTGGTGTTAAAGATATTGATGCTATTTTACCACCACCAAAAACACCAGCTCCAAAAGACCCTGGTTTAGAAAATTCTGATGCTTTACTTGGACAAAAATTAGTTCCGTTTAGAAATCAAGATCATCAAGCGCATATTGATGCTCACAGAACATTTATGTCTTCTATGTTGGTACGCTCAAATCCTCAAGCAACCATTTTATTACAAGCACATGTCATGGAACATGTTTCTTTATTAGCAAGAGAACAAGTTGAAGCTGAAAATCAACCTTTAATTGAACAAGAAGCAGCAAAATTTGGCGGGCAGCTTCCACCAGATCTTCAAGCACAGTTTCAAGAAGAGATTGAACGTCAAGTTGCTACTAAAGTTACTGAATATATTGAAGAAATGTTTGTTGAAGAGCAACAAGCTATGGAAGGTCAAGGTCAAGACCCTCTTGTTGGATTAAAACAGCAAGAATTACAGCTAAAATCACAAGATATTCAACGAAAAGCACAAAATGATCAACAAAAACTTGATTTAGAGGGTGCAAAACTCGATCAAAGTGCAAAAATAGCACAAGATAAGATAGATTCTAACGAAGATATTGCACAATTACGTGCAAATGTTAATCTAGAAAAACAAAATGACAAGCGCAACAGTTAGATTACAAGAATATTTTACTGAGTTAATGACTTTTGCTGATACAGGTGTAACAAGTCAAGAAGACCAGATACTTTTAGCGGGTGCAATGATGGGTGTAGCAAAAATGCTATATCATAACAATCTTACCGAGCAAGAATATGATAATATTTTAAATCATAACGCAAGAGACTTGCTAAATCTTTTAAAACCAACTATACATTAAGTATTATGCCAAAAAAGAAAACAAAAGAAGAGTTTTTAAAAGAGTACAGCGGTAAACAAAATCCTATACCAAATATTTTTTCAAAAAAGAAACAAAAACAAGGAGCTTCGCAAGGAAAGCCTTTTAAAAAAAAGAAAAAAGGTAAGTACGGTGGAGACATTCCAGCAAGAAAAGAAGTGCCTGGAAATCCACACGGTGTAACAAAAAAAGATCAAGAAGGTAATATAATATTAATGGCAAAGGACGGTGGTTCGGCATCCAAGTTTCCTGATCTATCAGGTGATGGCAAAGTTACACAAAAAGATATTCTCATGGGCAGAGGAGTTGTTAAAGCTGCCAAAGGTGGTTTAGCGGGTAGACTAGCTACACGCGGTTATGGAAAGGCAAGAAAATGAAATTTAAAAATGCAAAAATGACTACTGTCTCTGCAAAAAATCCTTTTCCAACAATGAAAGTTGGATCAGATGCAGCAATGACTTTTCCCTCTTTTGTTGTGAAAAACAACAAAGGTTCGGGCCCAAAAGGTCAGACAAGTAATGCGCAGATTAAAAAAGTAGCTTTTAAAGGCGTAAAATAGTATAATCCCGACTTTAACAAAGGAGGTTCTATGAACTTACTAAAAGATCTATGGTCACATATTAAAGAGTGGTCAGATTGGAAAATGAAGGACTGGATTAAGGCCGCTATTGTAGCGATCGTTGTTATCTGGATAATTAGCTGGATGACAGGCGGAGCAGCATAGTGCTTAATCTTCTCGGAGGACTATTAGGCGGTAAAGGTGGAGCCTTAAAAACTATCGCAAAAGTTGTCGACGAGATTCATACATCAGAGGAAGAAAAATTAGATAAAAAAATATTGATGCAACGCATTCAACAAAAGCTTGCAGAAAAGCAATTAGATGTTAATGCAAAGGAAGCCAGCCATCGCAGCGTATTCGTTGCTGGCTGGCGACCAGCTATAGGATGGTGCGGAGCCCTAGCTTTATTTTTCGCGTTCATCTTATCTCCCTGTATTGATTGGTATGCAAAATTTTCAGGTATGGATATTGTTCCACCTGCCATAGAAACTGGGCCCCTTCTAGCAATTGTCACTTCAATGCTCGGCGTATCGGGACTCCGTACTTTTGAGAAGGCAAAGGGTCTTACTAAGTGACATACGACGAATTAGCTGGTTCCGTAAAATTATCCGAAGGCTTCAGAGATCACGTATATATAGACACCGAAGGATTTCGCACAATTGGGTGGGGTCATAAAGTAGTACACGAAGATAAATTTGAAGATGGCAAGACTTACACAAAAGAAGAACTACAAGAAGTATTTGATAAAGATTTAAATAAAGCGATAGGTCAAGCAAGGCAGCTCATGGAAGAACATGATGTCACTGATTTGCCTACAACCGCGCAGCATACCATTACCGAAATGGTATATCAGCTTGGAAAATCAGGCGTGTCCAAGTTCCGTAACATGTGGAAATGCCTGCAGGAAAGCAATTTTATTGGTGCGAGCTACGAGATGCTCGACTCGAAATGGAATAAACAAA